CAAAAAACTTTTAGAAGATGGGCCTCCGTGCCTGCAAATCTTATGCAATCAGAAGATCAGCGAAGGCGGTCGCAACAACGGCTTGTTTAACATCGGCGTGTACCTGCGGAAGGCATACCCAGAAACGTGGGAGTCGGAAATACTGCGCTACAACATGGAATACCTAGTGCCGCCGCTGCCTCTCAACGAGGTCAATGTCGTCGCTCGGCAGCTCGACCGAAAAGATTACGCCTTCAAGTGCGGCGACGCGCCGATCAACGCGCACTGCAACAAAGAGCTCTGCCGCACCCGTAAGTTCGGCATCGGAGCAGCGGTCGCCGGGGCTTCCGTCGCCAACTTGCGCAAGTACGATTCTACACCGCCGGTCTGGTTTATGGACGTCAATGGCGAGCCTTTAGAACTAGACACCGACGCCCTACTCGAGCAGCGCACCTTCCAACGTGCTTGCTTAGAACAGTTGAATTTCATGCCGCGGTCCGTGGCAAAGCAGCAATGGGAAGGCCGGATTGCGGCTCTCATGACCGAGATGCGCGAGAACGAGAGCGCCATCATAGAGGTCGCCCAAGACGCCAGCATCAGCGGTCAGTTCTACGATTACCTCGAAGAGTTTTGCCGCCACCTACAGCAGGCGCAGGACAGAGAAGAGATCTTGCTCCGCCGCCCTTGGACCGACGAGGAGACCAACGCCACGTATTTCCGGCTCAAGGATTTCGAAGCGTTCCTGCGTAAGAACAAGTTCTTCGAATATAAGGCACACAAGATCGCCCAACGGTTACGCGACATAAACGGAGAGAGTCTCCTCCTAAAGATCAAAGGAAGACCGGTCCGTGTATGGAAAATACCAGCGTTTGAAGCGGCGGACATCGAGCTTGATCCGCCTTCATTCGGTTCACAAGAAGAGGTTCCTTTCTGATGAGTAGAAACGTTTCAGATTATGCGTATCCCAGCCTTCGTGGAAATATGAAGGAGCGGAACTTGGCGATATACCGTATGCGGATTGTAGAGAGGCGCACGTTCAAAAGAATCGGCGCTGAGTTCGGCGTCTCGCTCGAACGGGCGCGGCAGATTTCCAAAAAGGTTGGAGAGGACTTAGCTAGGCGCGAATGGGTTAATACACAAAGAGAAGAGGGGAAACCGGTCACCTTGAACATGCTCCACATGACACCGCGGTTGCGACAATGCCTCACGAACTGCGTCGAAAGTTACTTCGGGGCAAGCGTATTAGACATGCGTCCTGCTGATTTCGTGCGGCGTTATCCTCCGCATTTCCTCTTAAGAACTCCGAACTTCGGCCGGAAAAGCCTAGCCGAGCTTATTGAACTGATGGAAAAGGAAGAACCCGGTGTTTCGGATATTTGGACCTCCAGGGACCGGTAAAACTACCACCCTGCTCAATATGGTTGACGAGGCGCTGAACGCGGGCACCCCGCCGGAGCGGATTGCTTTCCTCGCCTTCACGCGGAAGGCCGCTAACGAGGCTAAAGAGAGGGCCTGTGTCAGGTTTTCGCTCGATCCGAAAAAGGACCTATTCTACTTCCGGACTTTGCACAGCCTTGCCCTCAACCTGACGGACATCAAGACCGATCAGATTATGCGGACGGAAAACTACCGTGAACTGAGCGAGGTCATAAAGGTCAACATCGGCCTCTCACGGGACGTGGCCATCGACGAGGACCTTCCCTCGATGGTCACCAACAACGATCCGATCTTAGGCCTGATAAACTTAGCCCGCCTACGCAAGGTACCTCTTCGAGAGCAGTACAACGAAAGCACCATCTCCGAGAGCTGGACGACCGTTAACTACGTCGATAAAAGCCTGCGCGAATACAAGAAAGCCATGAACCTGTACGACTTCACGGACATGCTGGAGCAGTTTGTGGAGCAGGCGCATCTGTGCTGCCCTCACTTCGACCTCGTCTTTCTCGACGAGGCCCAAGACCTTAGCCCACTACAGTGGGACATCGCCCATATCTTAGACGAACATGCCGACCGCATGTACTGCGCCGGGGACGATGACCAAGCTATCTACCGCTGGGCCGGTGCGGACGTGGATCACTTCATCAACCTACCGGGTGGGGCCGAAACACTCTCTCAGTCTTATCGCGTCCCGAAATCAGTCCATTATCTAGCGGAGAGCGTGGTGAAGCGTATCCGCCGGAGGTTCCCCAAACGCTACGAACCAAAGGATACCCCCGGAAAAATTGCTCGCATCTACGGCATTGATGAACTCGACATGTCCCGCGGCTCTTGGCTTATCCTCAGTCAGGCCGGGTACATGCTCCAGCCCATCGCGTCAGAACTTAGGTCTAGTGGATACCTGTTCAACTACCGCGGCACACGGTCCATCAGCGAGAAGGTAAGTGACGCCGTGAAGGGCTGGGAGCAACTCCGCAAGGGACAGGAGATCGAGGCCCGCGTTGCGCGGATCATCTACAGCTACATGTCAACCGGTACCCACGTAGCTCGCGGCTTCAAGAAGCTGCCCGGTCTCGAAGACACTGACTTTGTAGACATGGAAGCCTTGGTCATGAATCACGGGCTGCTAGTCGATACCGACAAGATCTGGTCGGAAGCCATGGACAAGCTGCCCGAGACAGACCGGGCCTACATCACGGCGCTCCTGCGCCGCGGAGAGAAGTTCAACAGCGTCCCTCGTATTACGGTGTCCACGATCCACGGAGCCAAGGGCGGTGAGGCGGACAACGTCGTGTTGTTCACGGCCCTCAGCCCAGCGGCGGACATGTCGATGCAATCAAATCCTGACGATATGCATCGTGTGTTCTATGTTGGAGTCACACGGACCAAAGAAAATCTTTACTTGGTAGAGCCTGAAGATGCGACAAGGAGTTACGAACTGTGAATAAAAAGATTACAATACAAGAGTTTAACGAGATGCAGCAGACGCTATTCGGCAACGTTGTGGTGCATCCGAGCGTCCCTGATGACCTAGTCCCATGCGCCAGATTTGTGTGGGACGCAGATGTGAAAGAAATGGTCTTTGACGGCTTCGAAAACTTTAATAGGGGTCGCCGGAATGCAGAGAAGTGAAATTCTAAAAAGCGCGGAGGCTTTAATCAACGGTGACCGCGCTAAGGATTATGGGGATGCCTACGAAAACCACAGACGTATTGCTGTGGGGTGGGACCTGATAGCCAAAGCGGCTCTTGAGAAGCACGGAGAAATCCGCCCCTCGCATGTCGCACTCATGATGGATTGGGTAAAGACCGCTCGGCTGCTCCAATCCATAGATCACGAGGACTCGTGGATCGACAAAGCCGGGTATAGCGCATTGGGGGGAGAGATGTCTCCCAAGGATGCCCCAGCGGGGAGTAAGTAATTGGCTTTACAGATGACCTTTTTCACGCCGAAAAGCGAGTGGATACCGCCGCTCGAACTTCCTGACATCACGTCCGCGACAAAAATCGCCATCGACGTCGAAACGCGCGACCCGGACCTGCGCAAGAACGGTCCGGGTTGGGCTACGGGAAACGGCGAGGTTGTGGGGTACGCTATCGCAGTTGACGGCTGGTCTTGTTACATCCCGATCCGCCACGCCGGGGGCGGTAATCTCGACGAGAAAGTCGTCAACCGTTGGCTAAAGAAGGTCTTCGAGTGTCCGGCTGACAAGATCATGCACAACGCGCAGTACGACGCGGGCTGGATCAAACGTATGGGCTTTCAGCTCAACGGGCGCATCATCGACACGATGCTGATAGCCGCGCTTATAAATGAGAACCGCTTTAGCTATAGCTTGAATGCGCTGTCATACGATTATCTGAACCGCACCAAATCTCAGAAGACGCTAGAGCAGGCCGCTCGCGAGTTTGGTATCGACCCAAAAGCTGAACTCTGGAAGATGCCAGCTATGTATGTCGGTCCATACGCAGAGGCCGACGCTGAACTTGCACTCGAACTCTGGAATTTCCTCTCTACCGAACTTACCAAAGAAGATTTGTGGCCCATTGCTAACCTTGAACTCGACCTGCTCCCATATCTTATCGAAATGACTTGGCGTGGCGTTCGGGTTGACACGGACCGGGTGGAGCGAACGAGGGATAACCTTCTCAAGCGGGAACGGGGCGTTCTTAAAGAGATTAAGAAGATCGCAGGCTCCGACATTGAAATCTGGGCGGCTAAATCTATCGCGAAGGCTTTCGATCACCTCAGCATCGACTATCCAAAGACCGAAAAGGGCGCACCAAGCTTCACCAAAATGTTCTTGCAGGAGCACGAGCACCCGCTCGCTAAGTGTATTGTTGAAGCACGGAATCTGAACAAAACATCCGGCACCTTCATCAACACGATTATGAAGCACTGCCACCGTGATGGCCGAATACATTCCCATATCAATCAAATCCGATCTGACGACGGCGGAACCGTCTCCGGCCGCATCTCAATGTCCAACCCTAACCTTCAACAGATCCCGGCCCGCGATCCTGAACTAGGGCCGATGATCCGTAGTCTATTCCTGCCGGAGGAAGGGGAGCAGTGGGCGTCCATAGACTTCTCGCAGCAAGAGCCGCGGATCTTGGTCCATTATGCGCATGTGTATGGGCAAATGCGAAAAGTTCCTTTGCGCGGGGCGGACGAATTTGTAGCCGCCTACAACGAAGATCCTAAGACCGACTTCCACGACATGGTCGCTGAGATGGCAAACATCCCTAGGAAGCAAGCTAAGACGATCAATCTTGGCATGATGTACGGTATGGGCGTCGGCAAGCTTTCGGAGCAGCTTGATATCCCGCTCGACGAGGCCAAGACTCTGGTTAAACAATATCACGACCGCGTACCGTTCGTTAAAGGGCTGATGGTCGGGGTCATGAACCACCTGAATGATAGGACTTCATCCGGCTCTCTGAGATCCCTCCTGGGCCGCAAGTGTCGGTTTGATTTATGGGAGCCCGACACCTTCGCCATGAACAAAGCTCTTCCGTACAAGGAAGCGCTGGATACATACGGATCAACAACCCGGCTGAAGCGGGCGTTCACTTACAAGGCCCTGAACAGGCTCATCCAAGCGTCTGCCGCGGACATGACAAAGAAGGCCATGGTTGATCTCTGTAAGGCAGGACATCTGCCGATGATCCAGATACATGACGAGATGGCCATGTCCGTTAAAGACGTTGACGAAGCTCGGAAAATCGCTGAAATTATGGAGTCAGCGGCGCCTATTGTAGTTCCCAATAAATGTGACATTGAGATCGGTCCATCTTGGGGAGAAGCCCGCTGATTGTTCACGAAACCTCCCTTGAACCTTCCCCGCCTTCGGGCGGGGTTTTTTCTTGCGCTCTACGATATTCTCGTATAAGATCTCACATCACGGGGGCTCAGGAGAACACATATGGACACAACAAAATGGAAATCTGTCCTTGTCCCCCGTGATGTGTACGAGGAGATTAAGGATATGGCCAGATCCGAAGGACGGACAATCAGCGGCCAGCTCCGCCTCGTATTCGAGTGGTACAAGAAAGATCACAGCGTAGCTAGGGATACCGACGGGTCTAAAACCTGACATCGACGCACGATTATTGATTGCGTATCGCATATATTCGTGTATGATGGCGACAGCGTTGGGGTTGTAGGAAACCTAACGCTCTCCGTGGTTGAAGCCCCCGGTCCGGTTGCCCCCGTGCCGGGGGTTTCTATTAGAGGGAACTATGGAAAACAAACCAGAAAAAATCTTTGTGGACGGCCTTATCGCCAAAAAACCGCGCGAGGCGGCCCCCGCATGGGTGAAGTGCGACCTGAGCATAAAGCGCGAGGAGCTGCTCGACTGGCTGGCAAAGCAGACCGGCGAGTGGGTTAACGTACAAGTTTGTGAAGCAAGGAGTGGAAAATGGTACGCGGAGGTGAACACATGGAAACCAAAGAACGAATCGTAGATTTGCCTTGGCGT